CCAATTCTCTACAACTCTGGAATCAATACAACTTTGGTGAGAATCTTTTGTTTGGTCCTCGTGGGGCAGGCATTTATTACTGGATAGCAAGCACTGGCGTTACTACCCGTGGTGTTAACTTGACTACGCTTGGCGATGCTCAAACGCCTGTGGTGCAGAACTACATCATCGTGTCGGACACATCACGGTTTGTTCTTGTGTTTGGAACAAACGATCCTAACGCCACAAGCCCCAACGCTTTGGACCCCATGTTTATTCGTTGGTCGGATCAAGAAGACCCATTTGTTTGGACGCCTGCAATCACCAACCAAGCAGGCAGTATCCGTTTATCTCATGGCTCTAAAATTATTACGGCCATTCAGACACGGCAAGAAATTGTGATTCTGACTGACCAAGCAGTATATTCCTTGCAGTACCTTGGTCCACCGTATGTTTGGGGTACACAGCTTTTAGGCGATAACATATCTGTTATTGGCCCCAACGCCGTTGCACTGGGTTCTGGCGTGGTGTATTGGATGGGCGTAGATAAGTTTTATATGTACGATGGCCGCATTCAAACACTCAACTGTGATTTGCGCCGCTATGTATTTGGTGATCTTAACCAAGGGCAGGCAGAACAAGTGTTTGCCAGCACCAACGAGGGCTTTAACGAAGTTTGGTGGTTTTACTGTTCGGAAAATTCTAACTCTGTAGACAAGTACGTGGTGTTTAACTACCTTGAAAGAGTGTGGTACTACGGCACTATGGCCCGTACTGCATGGCTGGACTCCGGCCTGTTGGATTTCCCGATTGCCGCCACATATGTCAACAACATTGTTAACCACGAAGATGGGATGAACGACAACATGACGGCTACCACTGCGGCCATTGAAGCATACATCTCGTCGTCTGAATTTGACATTAACGATGGCCACAACTTTGGCTACATCTGGCGCGTGCTGCCTGATTTGACGTTTGGTGACTCTACAACAGACCCTACTGGGGCGCAGCCGCAAGTCACGTTAACACTGTACCCAATGACCAGTTCAGGCTCGGGAGCAGGCACAGCGGTGTCAGCAGGCATTACTAAGATTGCCGCATACAACATCACCGAAGAATTTACGGGAATTGTATATACACGCGTGCGCGGGAGGCAGATGATTTTAAAAATGGGTTCAAACCAAATTAATACAAGCTGGCAGATGGGCGCTCCACGTATTGACATCAGGGCTGATGGACGTAGGTAAATGGCACAAGTAAATGTAAGCCCTCCCAGCCTACCGCTGGCCCCGGAAGAATACAATCGTCAGTACATGGACAAACTGGCAAACGTGTTGCGTTTGTTTTTTAACCAGATCAATAACGCTGGACCAATTGCTGGCGCTACGCAACGGGACGGAACAGATGTAATTTCGGGTTTGAGCTTCAGCCAACCCGATCCTGCAACCCCCGGACAATACGTTGTTAGCTTGCCTACCAGTGCCGATTACGCTAACCTACGGGTGGGGTCTGTTTATTACGACAGCGCCACCCAAATACTGAAAATTAAAGTTTGATACAAGGAGCTTGTTATGGCAGATGCTGGAATCGGTGAGGCAATGCTGCTTAGCGCAGCGATGGGCGGTGGCTCTGCTGCTATTACAGGTGGCGATCCTCTTAAAGGCGCTATGCTGGGTGCTCTAACAGGTGGCCTTGGTGCGGGCATTTCTGGGGCTATGCCAGCGCTTTCTGGTGCTGAAACATTAGTCCCTAGTGCAGTCCCCAGTGTGGCTCCTACAACTGCGGTTTTACCTCAAGCCATTAGTGCGCAAACAGGTAGCGGCATAGGCGCTTTGAACCCTGATTTTGCTCCTTTATCAAACACCGCTGGTTTGGGTGCGCCCGGCACATCTATACTGGGCAGCAATCCCGGAGTGCAGTATGCCGTTGATTCTATGCCTGCTTCTGCCGCCCCATCTGCGGCCCCATCTAGTTTCCAGCAGGCAATGAACGATCCTCTAAAGTACATGGGGGAACATAAACCGATGATGTTTGGTGCTGCTTTGACTGGTGCTACGGGCGCACGATATAACCCTAATATTCCAGCCGACACATACGACAACCCACTAAAGAGGTTTCATTACAGCCCTAGTACATACCGTCCATCTTTTGTTTATGCAGAAGGCGGCATCACTTCTTTGGGTAGTAATGCTATGGTGGTTGGTGGTCAACCTTCTTTAGATAACAATTCATCAAATATGGCAAGCGGTGGCATCTCTAATCTGGGTAGCTACTCTGATGGTGGCCGTATGCTTAAAGGCCCGGGCGATGGTATGTCAGACAGCATCCCTGCCAGCATTGCTGGCAAACGCCCAGCCCGTTTAGCGCAAGGTGAGTTTGTTGTTCCAGCCGATGTAGTATCCCACCTTGGTAATGGTTCCACAGATGCGGGTGCAAATCAGTTGTACCACATGATGGACAAAGTTCGTCAAGCACGTACTGGCCGTAAGTCTCAAGGCCGTGAGATTAACCCCGGCAGATACATGCCTGCTTAAGGAATATTTAAATGTTAATTCCAAATAAATTTAGCGGGTACTCTAAAGATGGCCTGCGCAAGTACCATTTTGGTAGCGGGCCTATAACTAGCGCTGTGCAGCAACAGCAACAGCAACAGCAAAACCCCGGGTATTCCGGAAGACTGGCGTATAACGCAAATGGCAAACTTGTTCCTATAGAAGAGATTAAAGGTTCTCTGGGGTATAACGATCAATTGCCAGTATTTAATCCTTCTATGCAAACTCCTCCTAGCGGGTTTCGGCCAAGTGCATTGGATTACGATAAACCAATTACTGACACCGATAAAGATAGTCCAACTTATGGAAAAGTAACAGGGTATCAGGCTGCGCCTCAGTTTTATCAACCTATTCAACAGCAGTCATATCAAAACAACAACGTAGACACCCCTTACGGCGCTAGTCAGTATGGCAAGGGTGTTCAGTATTTGCAAAACCCGTTTTCTTATGCGCCCCCCGGAGTTAGTGCTGGTAGCCAAGGTGGCATGGGCGGCATGTCTAATCCCTTTACATACAGGGGCGGAAACATAAGCGGTAGCAGCGGGATGGGTTATGGCGGCTATGGAGCCTACGGCACCCAAACTCCCGGTGCGCAAACTGGTACACCCCCACCACAAACTGGCGGCGTCAACCAATACATATATGGCCCCGGCGGCATGTTTCCGGGAGGGAATGGAACACCAACAGGCACACCAACAGGAACGCCCACAACAGGCGGCATTGACCAATTAATAACGGCAATACAAGCGTATTTGGGAGGTCGTCCCGTTCCAACAACGGCAGGAACGCCCACAGGAACGCCCACAGGAACGCCAACAGGAACGCCCACAGGAACGCCAACAGGAACAATAACAACAACAAATACAGCGCCCACCACTACACCTGCAACTTCTGCGCCCTCAAGCGGAGGTTTTGTTGCTGGCCCATATACTCCCGGAGGGTATCAAGGCTTTCCAAGCAAAGAGGCTTACGATAAAGCCGTGGCCATTCAAACTGCAAAAACAAACGCAGAGAACGCTGCACAGGATGCTTATAAAATCCCTTCAGACTCGCCGTTTTATGCGGCGTCAATAGGAGCTACTGGCGACAGGTTAAACAATTTAAAAAATTCAGCTTACGAATATCAACAACGACAAGAAAACCGCGCAAAGTTGGCTGCTGCAAATCCGGGGGTAGACGGTTTTATTGGCAGTGGCCCTGATAACGAAGGGTACAACTATGGCTCTTCCAAGTTTGGAGTTACATCCAAAGATTGGCTCCCTAATGTCAAAACCACAACTGACGTATCAAAAGCAAGCGGCAACGCGTCTATCCCCGATCTAAACAATCCGTTTACGGACACGGGCGCTACTACGTCTACTGCTGCTCCAGCGTTGTCGGATTTAGATCAATATGCTTTGCAAACGTATGGCCGTCCTTTGACTGATACAGAAAAGCAAGTGCTGTCCAGCATGCCTTTAACCGATGCGCAAAGCGTCATGGATACTTCCATTGCCAATTACAACGCATCACAAAATGCTGCCCCATCTGCAAAAGCAACAAGTTCTGATTCTTCCGCAAACAATATGGCGCGTGGTGGGATTGCCTCTTTATTGAGGCGCCGATGAATCTTAATGTCCGCCCCGTAGACACCAGCTACGTCCACCAAACATGGCCGTTGGTTGAGCCGTTCATTGCTTCCGCAATGAAAAAGGGTGGGGATTTCCCTGATTGGGCTGCTGGCTACACGGTTGACCACATTCAGTTATTCCTTACCAGTGGGCAGTGGTTGCTTTTGGTGGCTGTTGACGAGGAAAACGTAGTCCACGGCTGCTGTACCGTGTCGTTCATTAACTACCCTTTGCATCGCGTAGCGTTTGTAACCACCATTGGCGGTAAACTTATCTCCAGTCAAGAGACTTTTGAACAGTTAAAAGACTTGCTGAAACAGCGTGGGGCAACGAAAATACAAGGGTACGGAAGACCTGCGATTGTTCGTTTGTGGAAACGTTATAACTTTGAACCGCGAAACACCCTTGTTGAGGTATTAATATGAACATGGAAGGAAAACTGGAGTGGTTTGGTGGAAACCAAGACGCTTTAAACATGTTCCGTATGTTTGTGGATTTGGCCCATACGTGGGATGATCTTGTTGACAAAGACAAAGAGGTTGTAGAGCATGAAATTAATAACGCATTTGCAATCGCTCTTGTTTATCTCCCCTCAAATCCTTTTTACAGAACCATACAGCCACAGGTATTGCCAATGTGGTTGTCTGTCATTTATGCTTACCAAACAGCAAATGCGTTTGAAAAAACAAAAGATGAGCATGGGTTAGAGATTGCGCACACCCTTCGTTATGCTGCTGGAAACATAATGGCATATGCTGTACACGTTTGCGTTGGCCCCGAAAAGGCTGGTGAATACTTGCCAGAAATGTGGAAAGCCATTGTGGTCGAACGTTTTGAAGATTATCGTAAGGAGCATCTAAATGCTGATCCCAAATAAATTTAATGGTTATTCTAGAGATGGTCGGCGCGAGTACCATTTTGGTAGTGGTGGTAGCAATGCCCCAACTACTTCAACAACTGTTACATCGAACATTCCTGATTGGTTAAAGCCACAAGTTACAAGTTTGATTGGCGGGGCTACCCAGCAAATTTTTAAGACAACGCCCAAACCGGGGGCAGAGGGAGAGTTTGATATTACGGGTGTAAACCCATACGTTCCATACAGTGCTAATCCGGCAGATTATGTAGCGGGGTTTAGTCCTCTTCAGCAACAAGCTCAAGTTAACGCGGCCAATTTGCAAATGCCGGGTCAGTACGGCCAAGGCTCTCAACTTGCTGGTGCGGCGGGTGTGGGTGGTATGCAGTCTGCGGATCAGGCTTATGGGTTTGGTACTGCGGGTTATAACGCTGGTATGCAAGGGCTGGCGCAAGGGCAGTATGCCGCTCAACAGTCTGCACAAGATGCCAATGCGTTGCAGAACGCCGCGTATGGTTATGGGGGTCAAGGCCAGCAGTCTGGTCTTATGGGTCAAGATATAGCTACCCAAGGCGGTGCTTACTATGGTGGTTCCGGTGCTAACTATGGTGGCATGGGTGCTAATCTTGGGCAACAAGCCGCAAACTTATCTCCAGCGGCCCAAACTTACGGGCAAAACGCTGCAAATATTGGTCAAATGGGTTTGAATGCCCAAGGTTACGGCCAGAACGTAGGCAACCAAGCGCAAGCCTACGCAGGGCAAGCTGCTAATGCAGGTGCCAATTACGCAAACCAAGTCACCAATCCAAATGCGGTTCAGCAGTACATGAACCCTTATGCGCAGAACGTCATTGATGTTCAAAACGCAGCGGCTCAAAGGCAAGCGGATATTGCCAGTACCACTCGTGGTGCAAACGCGGCCAAAGCTGGGGCTTTTGGTGGTTCTCGTCAGGCCATTGAAAATGCTGAAGCTCAACGCAGTTTGGCATCTTTGATGAACACCAATCAAGCTACAGGTTTGAACACGGCATACAACAATGCTATTCAAAACATGCAATACGGCTCAAACCTTAATTTACAAGGTTTGCAAGGCGCTCAGCAAGGTTTAGGTACAGCACTGCAAGGTGGGCAACTGGGTTTGTCTGGTATTGGCACGGCTATGCAAGGGCAACAGGCTGGTATCAGTGGGCTTAATGCAGCCAATCAAGCATATCAAACGGGCATCCAAGGTGCTGGTGCGGGTATGCAAGGTGCAGGTCTTGGTCTTCAAGGTGTTAATGCGCAATTGGCTGGCACGGCGCAGGGTATGCAAGGAGCGGGGGTTGGCTTGCAGGGTATTGGTCAAGCCACCAATGCTGGGCAGTACGCGCTTCAAGGCGCGGGCGTGGGTCTTCAAGGCACGGCTCAAGGTTTGCAAGGTGCGGGTGTGGGTCTTCAGGGTGTATCTGGTGCGCAGTCTGGGTTTGGTTTAGCTAATACAGCGGGCGGTAATTTAGGCAATCTGGGGCAACAACAGTTAGCTGGGCAGACAGGCATTATTGGATTGCAAAATCAATTTGGCGGCCAGCAGCAGCAATACCAGCAAGATATTATTAACAATGCCATTAACAATTATTCAATGGCACAGCAAAACCCAATGCAGCAAATGAACGCTTATAACGCGCTGTTGCGTGGTTACGCTGTACCGGGTAGTACCAGTACTCAGTATCAGGCGCAGCCTACATTGGTAAATCAGTTGGCAGGTTTAGGCACCGCAGGTATTGGTGGTTTGAGTCTTTACAATGCAATGAATCCTACTAAATAAAGGTAGTTAAGTTATGAGCCTCAATAGCCTTACAGACCAAATGTCACGCCGTGCCGCCTCAATGGCGGGAATGGCAAGAGCACAAACAACCCACAAGAGATTCAAGCTATCCAACAACGTCTTATAGCGGAAGTTCAAAGTGGTGCAGTTAAACCGTACATTGGCGTGCCATTAATTCAAGAACTCACCAACAAGTTGGCAGAAGCTAAAACCCAAGCGGCCCAAATTATGGCAGGGGTAGGTATGCAACAACCCCCACAGGGCGGCTCTCCAATCGCCCAACAAGTGATGCAGCAAGCCGCTCAAGAAAGCCAAGGGGTTACATCACTCCAGTCCAACCTGCCGCAAGAGTATGCAGGTGGTGGCATTATTGCGTTTGAAGATGGCGGTCAGGTTGAGCGGTATCAAAACACGGGTCTGGTTAGTGGAACCCCAGCGGGTCGTTTTTTCAGTGGTTTAGGACAAAATTTTACTGAAGCTAATGAAATGGCCAAACTGCGCAACAAACTGCAAATGCAGTATGGCCCTGCCTCGGCTGTACCCGGTTTGTTTATGAACCAAACGGACGAAGAACGCCTAGCGGCTAAAGCTGTTGCGGCTGCGTTACCAAACTTATCTTTTCCGCAGTTACAACAACTTGCGGCAGAAGGACCATCTGCGCTTGCTGGGTTTAGTAAACCTGCTCCTTCCGCTACCCCTGCGGCTGCTACACCAAGCGCGGCCCCCGGTGGCCCTAGCGTTCAAACACAACCTCCTCCCGCTCCTCCCCCTGCTCCTAATTTTGGTATTGGTGGCGGTGGTTTTAAAGCGCCCGTTATGCAAACATACACGCCAACCATTGCGGCTATGCCAGAACGCACAATGGGAGACTTAACTGATCTTAACGCGATTACCCAAAATTTAAGTGCGGATAAGAAAAAGGCAGTAGACGACACCACTAAAGAAGCGCAAAAAATATACGAAGGTTTTGATGAACCCGGTAATGCAGCCCGCGAAGAAAAATATAGCAAACGTGAAGCTGATCTTGAAAAAGACTCTGCCATTAGTCGCGCTTTGAATGTAATGAATCTTGGCTTTGGTGTTGCTGGCAGTAAAGAACGCACTCTTGCAGGTGCTCTGGGTAATGAAGGCCGCCAAGGTATCCGCGACTTGATCCAAGGCGAAGCCGCAAGCCGCGCTGCTAAAAACAGGTTGGATGACGCACGTGACAACTTTGAGCAACAAAAAGTTGCCGCCAAGAAAGGCAACTACCAAGCGGCACAAGCTGCGGGTAAAGATGCGGGTAAAGATGTGCAAGATGCCACTCAAATGGCGTTAACCGCTGCCCATTTCGGTAATTCTCAAGGTATTCAAATGTACAGTGCCCTTCAACAAGGTGACATTGGTAGAGCCACTGTAGGTAATCAAGGTGAGCAATTAAAACTGTCAGCGGTTGACTCAGCCAACAAAAATACATTGGGTATCGCTGGTTTAGGTTTGACAGCGCAACAGCTTGCACAACAAGGATCAATTGCTAAAGCACAACTTATCGCGCAGAATGAACGTTATGCCGCAATGGATAAAGCGTCTCAAGCTCGTATCATGCAAGCAACTGCAAAAGGTCTCAATGACTTCATGCAAAATGAGGGTGCCCAACTTAGGGCGCAACTTGCTAAAGACTATGGCCCTAACTTCATGACCGCTCAAGATGCACGTAGTTTGGAAGCCCAACAAATGTTTAACCAACGTAAACAAGCCTATCTAGCAGATATCAGGGGACAAGCGATAGATGCTTTAAGCGCACGTTCATCTAGTGATCTCTAAAAATAAGTGAGTTATTTTCCATGATCATTAACCTGCCTAAACTTGGCCCCGTCAACTTTCGTGATGACTTAACAGCCGAACAATTTCAATCCGAGTTGGGTAGGCTTCAAGAAAAGTACGACTTTAAATTACCAAAACCCGAAGTAGGGATTGGCACCCTCCTCAAACGTGGCTTCATGCGTGGGATGGGGGAAACAGGTATCGCTCTAGGGGACACACTGCCCGCTATGGCTGGCTCTGCGCTTGGCTTTGATGAATATGCACAGCGTCAAATGGGCGAAGCCGCCGCTTCACGTGCTGAGTTAGAGCGGAAGTACCCTGCACAATTTAAGTCATACACAGAAATTGGTAGCCCATACGAAGCCTTGCAGTATGGTGCAGAGACCTTGGGTGAACTTGGCCCAACAGCTTTGACCGCAATGATTCCCGGTGTGGGTGCCGGTGCTTTAGGTAGTAGAGTTGCCGCTCGTGGTGCTATGAGTGCCGCTTTAGAAGCTGGCCCATTATCCCGTATAGGGCTTGCCGCCGCTGAGACTGCCGCTACAAAAGCTGGTGAAGTTGCAGGTAAACGTGCAATGTATGGTGGCGTGTACCTTGGCTCGTTTGCACAGAACGCACCCGAAGTATTTGAGAGTATTTACAAAGAAACAGACAAAATGGAGCCGGGGATTGCCGCACTTGCTGGTGGCCTGTCTTCTGTTTTAGACGCTATTGTCCCCGGAAAAGTATTGGGTGAACTTGGCGGTTACGGCAAAATGAAAGTCATTGAGAAGATGGCTAAAGATTCTGGTGCCGCGCCAAAAGTGTGGAAGTACATTGGCAAAGAAGCCGCTACAACCGCAGGGTCTGAAGGTTTGACCGAGGCTGCACAAGAGGCTATCAATGCCGCTGCTGAACAAGTTGCAGGTAGCACTAAAGACATGTTTGGCCCGGAGAACATCCAGCGTTTCAAAGAATCGTTCGTCAAAGGTGCAATTGGTGGTAGTGCGTTTGGCTCTGTCAGCGGTACAAGCCAAGGTTTGACTGCCCGCAAAGAATTCCGCAATACCAATGAAGCCGAAGCGGCCCTCAAAGCGCAAATGGATGCCGAGGCTAAAGCCGGTACGCTCACGCCAGAGAAACAAGCTGAGTACGACATTGCGCTTGAGAACGCACGTAAGCAACGTGAGTCTGAACTGGGTCAGACATTTGAAGGTCTGCCTGACTTCAATCAACGACAAGTTGAGTTGCAAGCACTGCAAACTCGTATGGATCAGATGCGTCCTGACTCTCCCGCATACGCTGAGTTGGATGAAAAGATTAAGAAAGCGCAAGAAGAAGTTGCCGCTGACCGTGCCGCGCAAGCTGAGATTGATGCTGAAAAAGCCAAGACAAGCGCGTTTGCCAAAGTGTCACCCACCCCCGGTACTGGTGGTTTATACAGCCCTGCAATTGAGCAAAAACGTGCCGATCAACAGCAGGCTACACGTGACTTTGCGTTTGGCCCTGTAGCTACAAACACGCCCGGCGATCCCGTTACAGTTGACACCTTAAAAAATCTTTCCATATCAGACCGATCCGAGATTGGCCGGGGTTTGCTTGGAGCAGACCTTGAGACTGTTGATGGTCGCCGTCAACTCATTCAAACACTGGAGAACCCTAGTTTTAGCGGCAAGATTAATGAAGCCGCATACGATGATCTGGTCAGCACCTTTGACCCCAAAGAAGTCAAAGCACATCGCGCTGAAATGCAAGCCGTAGAGATTTCTCCCACCAAGCAGAAACAGCAAGAACAGACCCGCCAATTTGCATTTGGAGTACCTGATGTTACAAGACCTGACACCGCCCCAAGTGGAGGAAGCCCTAGCGTGGATAGCAAACCCGCTAGTGTTAAAGATACCGCAACCGATGAAACAACTGTCGGAGATAGAGATGTTTCTACTCAGCAGGATGCTGGAGACGCTACTGCACGAGAAGGACAACAGCCCCGTGCACTGACAGACACAAACATAACAGACAACATAATTAGCATAGACGAGAAACGTAAACAACGAATTGTTGAAATAGAAGACGCTGCTAGAGCTAAGTGGAACGCCGAATTGTTTAACGAAGCCTTACAGAATCAACTTAGAGTACTAACTGATCTACATGTAAAAGGAATTGCTACCAATGAAGACGTAAACAACTTTGAGAGCGCAATAGACAATTCAGATGACTCGATGGTTGCTGTTGCAAAAATAGGCAAACTTCTTGCGCCTTTAAAGAAAGCGAGTAAAGCTGCGGAGCAACAAAGAATTGAAACGCCTGCTGCAAACGAAGAAATTATTACCAAACAACAAGGAACTACAACTGATGGCACTACGACCACTCAAACCCAGCAAGCAGAAGCGCAAGGACAAACGGCAACAACTACCCCACGAGGCATCTTAGACCGCCCAGACTTGTCTGGAGAAATGCCTGTTATCAACGCAAAACTAGGCCAACGCGGGGTTAAGCTCGACCAACAAGCCAAAGATGCCAAAGCCTACTTTGGCAAGATAGTCCCTGAACTTGCGCTTGATGCGATTGCCAATGACTTGGTGCTTGCGCCAAATGCTTACCGCAACTCAAAGATGAAAGCCTTTGAGAAAAGCCCACAAGGTGCAGAACCAGTATTTGGTACTGAGGCAGAAGCCGCATTCTACCAAGGCCAAGGCGGTAGCCACACTAAAAATGCCGAGGCATGGGCACGTGCTAATTTGTCCCCACAAGCCGTTGCATTCCTAGATCAGAAGATTGCGCTGTACACAAAAGAAGAAACGGATTCTAGTAAGTCCCGTAATAAACAACAGATTCAACAAAACATCCGCAAGGGTACAAAAGCGCAAGTTAAAGAAGAAGCCACCGCCGCTGAAGCAGAAGGCGAATACGCCCCCACGCTAGAAGAACTTGAGGCCGCTAAAGGTACAAAAACTTTAGCTGGTAAACGTAAGAAAGAACTGCAACGTCTTGCCAAGCAACTGTCTGAAGAAGACCCTTACGGTGGTCTTGATGATATAGCCGACACCGATCTAAATGGTTTGTTTGCTGATGCAGACCTTGCCGCATTACATACGCAGGCTCACCCGGTAATCCTATATCAGTTAGAGAACAACAACTTGGTAGGTGCTTTACAGGGGTTGGCGGACAGCGGCTCGTCTAAGACAGCAGAACTATTTGCACAGCAATTGTCTAAATTAGTTGGCAACGTAAACCTCGTGTATGGCGCCGAGAAGTCCATGTACGACCCAAAGACCAACACAATCTATTTGCGTGATGGCGCGACTGAGTACGAGATTTTGCATGAGGCTTCACATGCAGCTATGTCTCACACCTTGGACAACCCGTCTCACCCTGTAACCCGTCAGGTTACGACCCTCTTCAATCAAATGAAGAAAGGCACTGAAGGAACTTATGGTGCGCAAGACATACAAGAGTTTGCAGCCGAGGCATGGAGTAATGACGCGTTCCGCAATCACTTGAAACAATTCAAGCCCACTGGTGAGAAGCTCACTGGTTGGGAGCGTTTGGTCAATGCTGTGCGTCAGTTGCTCCGCTTGCCCCCTAAACATACGACTGCGTTGGATGCGATTGACCGCATGCTGAACGACATTATCAGCCCACCCCCTGCCGAACGTATGGGTGAAACCATGTATGCGCAGTCCCTGCACAACCCTAATGTTGTGCAAGAGATGTTCACTAAGATAGGTGGCATCATCCGCAAAGAACCTATCATGAACAGCAAACGTGCTGTTGGGTTTTGGAAAGCCGCAGAAAAAGTTGGCGTGTCCGGTCGATACTTGATGTACAGAGCGCTTAACTTATCTGCATTAGGTGAAGCTGGCAGTAAGTATCTGGGCAATTCTGCTACTCGTTTTGCCGCTACCGTTGAAGAGATGGCAGGTTATCAAGAAAAAATGCTTGAAGCCATGTCCCCCTTGCATCGGCGTTTGACTGAATTTAGACAAGCTCCTGAGTATCAAGCATGGTCTACTCTGGTAAATGACGCTACTCGTGTTGACGTAAACCCATACGCAGACTTGAGCAAATACAAAGGCAGCCCTGAAAAGGAAGCTGAGTGGAAGCAACTCCATGCAAGATTTAACAAACTTACACCAACGGGCCAGAAGTTATACCGTGATCTGTTTGCCACCTACAAACAACTTGATGCAGAGTTTTTGAAATCGTTGGAGCGCAACATTGAGGCTACGGTGGGTGACAAAGCTAAGTCTGCATCTGCTTACCAAAAGATTTTATTTGAGTTGAGCACCGTGCGTATTGACCACTATGCGCCTTTATTCCGTGAAGGCCCATTTTGGTTGCAGTATAACGTGGGCGCTGACACCAAGAAAGAAACGTTTGAGTCCGAAGCTGAACGTGACTTTGCGCGTAAACAATTGGAAGCCAAGGGCGCTACAAACTTTGATGCTTACTCACGTGCTGATCAACTGACAACTACAAACGTGCCATCCGGTACTATGTTGGCCGACATCATGAAGATCATGAAGGATAATGGCGCTGGGGATACCGCTATTGATGACTTGATACAACTTGTTGTTAAAGCCATGCCTGAAGCCAGCATTTTGAAGAGCCGTCAAAAGCGTACTGGCATTGGTGGTTACATCGACAACGCCGCCTATGTGTTTGATCGTGTTAGCAGTAACACCGCACGTCAATTGGCCCGGATGCAGTATGGCCCTGAACTACAACGTCTTGTGAAAGATATGGTTGAGACCGCTAATAAAGCACGGGGTGATGTTAATACGTATGGCACGGAACTCATTAAAGAGTTTGAAGGTCGCCGCAATTTTGCAATGAAGCCTACGCTGTCTGCTTTCTCTCAATACGCAAGTACTGGTGCGTTCTACTTTAACCTTGCGGGTAACGTTTCCTCTGCGGTGGTCAACACGTTGCAGACTCCATTGATCGTCTTCCCACAACTGGGTGGTGAGTATGGGTTTAAAGAATCCTATGATGCGTTGAAAAACGCCATGAAGCTCTACACAAGTAGTGGTTTCTCAAGAGACGTTACTGAGTTGACGGGTGATGTGTCCAATCAAAAGGCCATGACTTCTATTGAGAATTTGGTTAATAACGGTAAAACTCCTAAGTATGCGGGTCTCATTGGGGCGATGAAAGACCGTGGGCTGCTGTCTACGTCCACTGCACGTAGCGCATTAAGTTCCGAGAACAACGACTCATCGGGCTACGGCAGCACGAACAAACTTGCACGTGTCACTTCGTTGGTAGGTTCTTTCATGTTTCACCATGCCGAGCGCATGAACCGTGAAGTTACCGCAGTTGCCGCTTTTGATTTGGAAATGGGCAAGCTCAAAAACTCCAAAATGAGCGAAACTGAAAAGCAAGCTCAAGCTATTGATAAAGCCCTGAAACTTGTGGAATTTACTCACGGTGCGGGTAGTACGTTGTCTGGCCCCAGCCTTGGGCAAAGTGACATAGGAAAAACTTTGATGGTGTTTAAGCGTTTTGCTTTCAGCATGTACTACATGTTGTTTGACACCATGATGCGTTCGCTTCCCACTAAAGGCGCAACGGGCGAACAGCTTGAAGGAATAAAAGCGGCTCGTAGGCAACTCACAGGTGTATATGGCATGTCCGCGCTCTTTGCAGGTGTCAAAGGTATGCCGCTGTATTGGATTGCTGAGTTGGCGTACAACATGTTCCAAGACAAAGACGATGATGACTTTGATACGGTCATGCGTGAGTATCTTGGTGATTTCTTCTTCAAAGGCCCAGTCAATTACTTTACCAATCTGAGCATTGCGGATCGTGTGGGTTGGACTGATTTGTTGTGGCGTGAGCAAAAAGGTAGCAAAGCAGATGCAAGTGCTATGGCTCAAATTGCTGAAGCAGTTTTGGGTGCGCCGTATTCTATTGGCGACAGCTTGTTCCGTGCAAAAGACCTGATTGCCGAAGGCCAGTACGAACGGGGCATTGAAGCCATGTTACCTATCGGTATGCGCAACGTGTTGAAGGGTGGTCGTTACGCAGTTGAAGGCGCTAACACTTTGCGTGGTGACGCCGTTGGGGATGTGAACGGGTACAACGCCGCTATGCAAGTGCTTGGCTTTGCTCCTGCTGACTTGATGAAGCAGTACGAAGAAAATGCTTACATGACCGAAAAGGGTAAGGCCATCAAGGGTATTGAGAAGAATGCCTTAAAGAAATACTATGCGGCAATGCGTGAGGGTGACTCCGACGGCATGATGGATGCCCGTGAGAAGTTGTTTGATCTTGGTGTTAAATATCCTGATTTAAAAATCAGTGAAAAGACAATCACGCAGTCAGTGAAAGCGCGGGATCGTATTACAAATGAAATGCACCACGGCGTACAACTTGACCGCAAGTTGGCTCCCTACTTAAAGCAAGCCGCCGCAGAAGCATACGGGGATTAAAAAAGACCCCGACCGAAGTCGGGGTTCAAGGAGACGGCAACCGAAGGAGAGAGTAAAACAGTTGCTAGAGTGGACTCTAACACATTGTTAAGTGATTCGCCAGAATCTCACTCCTTGTGTGCCGCGCTCCAAAACAAAACGAAACTTAAGATTCATGCCGCGCTCTTTAGCAGAGGCGGCTATTTGGTCTGCAATACCCTGACGGTCTAAGCACGGTATGTAGAAGGAACTACCAACTACAAACTTATGCCATTCTATAGCAACTGGTACAGTATCAGCCGTTATCGTCATGGGTAATTGTTTCTACTTCTGGATCAAGGTCAGTAGCAACAGTGCAGTCAATCATCAGTGCGAACACCGAGGGTGTAGTCATATCAGACCCTTTAGACATACTCTTCTTAATGATGCCTTTGATGATCTTGGCTTTCTGTAGATCAGCGCACACCATCTTATAGGATATTTGGTTATCGCTACACCACTCACGTAACGCCTTGGTGGAGATAAACAACAATTTGGTATCCGGTTCATAGCGGGTCATCAATTCTCCACGGGGTTCCCGTATTGGCGCTTCAAACAACCCCGACCGCTTGTCAACCGTGCTTTTCACAATCAACATGTTGTTATTCTTCTCGTTCAAGAACATACCAATACGGCTCAAAGGTGTCATGCCATCAGCGCGGACTTCAATGCGCATAGTACTTAAAGTTTCTACCGCCCACTTATAGACTGCGGATACGTCAATGTCGTGCAAGCCTAACTGCTTGGCAATGATGCCCGATGTCAAGGCGCATGCCGCCGTTGCTGACCAGAAACGCTCACGTTGCGTGAACCCTGCGGCCTTATCAAACTTACGCTGAACTTTTTCTAAAAGGCGTTGTACTTCAGGCAGATTGGCAATCACGTAACGAATAAAGATTTCTCCCGCCACCCCATAATTTTCGTACATGGGGTTGAACATCAAGTCAGACTCAGCCTTACTCAGGGTGTCGTTCTTGGATACTGAAAACTCCAGTACCCGCATCAGTTCGCCCTCTGGAAAGTCTTTGAGGTTGTACAACTGATCGTACAAACTCTTGTTGCCTGATGTAATCGCAATAGAGTTCCAGCGCAGTGAATTACTACGTTCAGCATTAGACTGTGACTGCATGCGGTTACGACCCCGACCGTGCGTAATAGCGTATGCCATTGCGCTAACTTCCTCATCTCCCATATTGGTCAACTCATCAATGGTAGGAGGTAGGTTGCCAAGCACTGCAATACGGTGCATACGTGCCAAGTACTTATCCTCTTGGTTCATCAAGGGTTCAAGGGGTCTACCCCAAATGCTATTGACCGCAAGTTGAATCGTAGTCTTACCTACACCGGAACCGTTGTTTGTCAGGTGAATGATCGAGCCATTGAGCTTTGTAAACTTAAATAACGCTGAACCAAACCCTGCAAAAAGTGTGAACGCACGTACCTCATTTCCGGGAGTTGCGTAAATGTTGGCAACTTTTTTCCACTCCGCAACAGTACCTTTTTTGGTGTAGTAACTTGCAATTTCCGCAGTAGCATTAGATGACGGGCTGTAGTTCACGCCCGATGCCGTAACCTCACGATTACCTATGATGAACTTGGTATCGTCTTCATGCCAACCAAATTGTTGACGTGCCTTTTCTGCTTCTGTCAGGTGCTGAAGTTCTTGCACCCATTTAGTGATGTAACCCATAAGTAAATCCAATCTTTTGTTGTAGGCGGCAACGCCTTGATATGCGAGAACTTCCCGCAGTTTGTCCTTAGATAAAACACTCGATAACGGCGCGGAGAATTCACGTATCCCATCCTTGGGCATGTGCAAGCGCATCCACAAAGATTCTCCTGTGTCAGGATCAGTTAACCGCTTAACGACATAGAAGTCGTACTCGTAGATTAACTCGTCCTTCTCGTCCTCACCCTTATCGTCTTTGCCCCAACCCCGCTTGTACACACCGCCGTTCTTGCCACGAAAATATGGGTACGGGTAGTCAGGTATTTCAACGGTAACTTCTTCCTCCAGTATGGCGTTACGCATGACAACGATGTTATCTTCTGCCTTGGCTTCGGCAATACGTGAACCAATCTGAATTGGAGAAGTAATCTTGCCTTTGTGTGGGCAGTCTTGGCAGGGCGCAGAGTTGATGCTTGAGAACGTAGCGCACTTGTATGGCTTCTCCAACAAAGCATGCGCCTTGTTGAACGTTTCTTGTGGGTCGTATTCGGGGTGTTGATTGCTGATCTTGTGAATCGCTTTCTCACCGTCTTCGCAGTTAATGGCAATAGACAGACCCGCTCTCCATAGCGGTTCCTCAACAGACTCTTGCTCTTTGTATATACGCAGTAGTTGTGCGCACCCATCACCCTCAACACTCTTGCGCATGATTGTCGCAAAACGTGAAACGCTGTTACCCATCAAAGCGCGGGTCGTTGCATCTATTGGGCGGCGTGGTGGTGAATCAGAACCAAACAAACCTTTCGGCTCATCGTCTTCCTCTTCTACACCTATCAACATCTTGAAACGTGAGAACTCTACGGGCTGCGACTCAACCAGTATGTTCACTGGCTTGGGCGGGTTGGTCTTAAAGTTTAGCGTTTCGGGGATGCGTAAAATCCTAGCGGCGTCTGCTGTGACGGAAGGGTCAGCAAACAGATTGTATGAGGCACAGAATTTCTTCAATGCTTCGGCTGTTGGTTTCCAATCGTTGTAACCGATGGTCTCCTTCAGCGCCCAATAAACGTGTACGCCACGTCCTGAGTTAACGATAGTGGGTCGAGGTAACCCTGTTGTTTTAACAAATATTCTGAGCGCATCCAATGCGGATGCTTGCGAATCGTATGGTTTGTTTTCACCACAATCTAGGTCAAGCCAAAAAGCCTTAAACCATTTTGCGTTTTTTGCTGTGCGACCTTCGTTTTCCAAAAGATATTTAGCGCATCCAAAGTATGCGTCAAACCCCTGTGAAATAAGCCCATCTACGACTCCATCAATCTCATCAATCGTTTCTACAAAAGTCTGCCTCGGCGCACCTTTCTTTAGCCCAACTACACAGTACAAACCTTCAGAGGCAAGTACAGAGTTGAAAAAAGGGTTCCGTGTTGTCATTATTTTCTCTTTTACAGACAGGTAAGCCTTCCGGTCTACTGGCGATAGACCGTGGGCGCGGGATCAAGTTACAGCGTTAGCCGCTAGGCGATCAAGCAGTTCCCATAATACTTTGCGCTTGCTCGGGTGTGGCAGTGCTTTCCCCAAGAACCACATGTAAATGGCCTGACGTGATACGTCTAAGTGTTCGGCTACATCCTGTACTGGAATGTCACGTTGAATGCAAATGCGTCCAAGTTGCACACCCACATGGAATGGGTCTGCCTTATTGTTTGCATCAACAAACTTACGGGAATAGCCTCTGTTGTTCATATTCTTCTCTGCTCAATACCTTCATCACGCGCTGATTACGACCAGAACGGGCTTTTCTTTTTTCGCCTGTATCGGCAACCCAACCCTTACGGATCAAAGGCGCGTAGCGGGGGCTTATTGTTTGAATACCAAACTCGGGCAACATCTTTACGACATCATCCCCAATACATCCATTGGGAAACTGCTTGATGACTTCGTAAACAATGCGTTCCAACTCGGTAGTGTCAAATGACTCGGCGGCTTCATGGCTCGTCTCGGGGTCAGTGTTACGCGCCAAACCCGGGTTTGGGCTTGGCTCACTCGGGAAAAGTTCTTGTTGCATGTCACTCTCCTTTGAGGTGGGGCGACTTAAAGGGCACTTAAAGAGGGAACGTGTCCCACAGCGTCTAGCCGCTCCCCAGTGCCGCCCCGATTCAATTACTCTTCAGCCCAATCGTCCAAGATATCAGCCACATCTTTTGGTGCGGCTTTCTTGGTGCGCTTTGTAGGTTCTGCTGTTTCTACAGCTTCAGCCTGTACCTTGGGTTCCGCTTTGGGAACTTCCTCTGCGGCAGGGCGTATGAATTCCGCTTTTGTAGCCCCATCCATTTGCGCGGCAGTTGCGGCGATAGCGGCCTTGGCTTCAGCAGACTGACCCTTCTCTTGTGCCATCGACAATTCTTCTTCGGTCAACGGGCGAATTGCCTTAAAAGTCAAACGTGGTGTTGCGCTTGCAGTATCAAAACGCATCTCAGTGACAACAGCCGTGACGGGCAAACCATGACTACCCAAAAACTTTGCATATGATTGCAAAGGCATCTTGCCATTCTCAGCCGCACCAAAGATAGATTGCGCAGGGAGAGTCAGTTGATAAATGTCTCCACGAATATCGTTTTCCAAGAGGACGGCAAGGCGTTGACTGAATCGGCATGCGCGGGAGTCACCTTGTCCAGAACCTTTGATGTTCTGTGGGCATGAGGCGCACTTGCTTGATTGTGGTTGATCAGATTTGATGTCGGGGGTGACACCATCGTTTGACCAACAAGCGGGTGCCATTGCTTGGCCTTCTTGGTAGGTTCCTGCATAGTAGGTTCTCGATACGTTAGCGTTTGCCGCCGCAATGATGATAGGCATCGCACGGTCTTCGTTCTGTGCAATTTCTTTTCCATCGACCATCATGCGGAACACGTTGCCGCGAATGGAGATACGTTTACCCCCGCCGTTACCACTGCCGCCCATCAAGGCTTTTGTGGTTGCGTCTAATTGTAAGTTCTTCAAGTGGGCAGGTAG